GAAAAGGGCCTTCATATGAAGTATGAGGTACTACAATGATGGGAGCAGTAAACTTTTTCTTGAAAACATACTCAATCAGTTGAGGTTTGAAGATACTGCCACTACCAAACCCAATGAAATCTCCCTGTACATATCCGCGCTCAGGGCAGGGAAGAGTCTCAAGAGCGGTGTGTAGAATACAAGCAACAGGACCATCACCATGATTACGCTCAATATCAGCGTGAGTGTAATTGACTTTGACCTTGACTTTGTTGAAGACTGACTTGGTTCCAACGAAGAATTTGCCAGTCTTAGGACAGTTACCCCACACCAAAGCAGGAGAACCATCCCACTTGATCGTGCCAATGTGGTCACGAGCGGTCAGAAAATCTAGCACCGACAGATCTCCGAGAAGGATAGAGTCTTCGGGGTGCTCTAGGTGGGTGTTTTTCATACATGTATTATAGCAAAAAACCACCCTGCTTGGCAAGGTGGTGGACAGTTTGCGAACTGGTCCTCAGACTTCATATCTTATTGTGATCTGATTCTTTCGCACACCAGTTTTCTTATCAGTGCCCCTTCCTTTCTTAGAAAATCTAACTCCAGCTTTGGACATTACTTCTCGAATTGCAGCATCATTAATTGGGTTAAGTCCATTTTCTGTTAATAAGTAGTTTGCTGCTTTATCTTTATCTGTAGCAAATGTAAGTTCTCCAGTCATGCATTCTTTTGTCAATTCATATTTAAATGCTTCATATGTTTTGCCGGGAGTTTTTTTACCACTCTTAGATCCCAAAACGTCCTGAAGTTGTTCATTAAGTCCACCTGCTTTGGTGACATCTGCCATCATCCTATCTGCTTCTGGAGCCATAACAGTTCCAGTAGAATTTTCAAATTTGTTGCTGATTTGTTCGAGAATCAGTTGTAGTGATCCCAACTGATCTGTGGTCATTCCATTTTTACCAACATCCGCAGCACATTTTCTCAGGACTTTGGTAATAAACTCAACCGAACTATCAATTTTAGCACTACTCAATTGAAATGAGTCTCCCCATTTCATTGAGCACTTGTATTTTTTTCCGCCCTTCTTAAAGAGAATATCTGTTTTTGGTTCATCACCACCAGACATTTTTTTGAATGACTTATAAAATTCTTGTTTCTGAGCCTTAAGTCTTGGTGCTAAATTAAGAACAATATCAGTTGCTTTGTCTTTAATTTCTTGAGGAATTTGCGGCCATTTAGCAGCAGCTTCTTTAAATGCCTCTTCTTGTTCAGCATCTCTCACCTCTATTCTAGAGGTAGCAGCATACATAACCGCAAATTCAAAAGCAAGTCCGTTGTTAAGTTTTCCAGCAGCCATTTTCCTTTGGAGTTTCTTTTATTTAGAATTAACTACCTCAGAAATAGATGCATCGATGTCTTCAATAACAGAACGAATATCTAAAATTCGTTCGGGTACATACTCTAGACCATAACCTTTCTGAGATTCAAACAGGACTTGACGAACTACAGCCGCAGAGCGAACATCCATTTTTACAGTAACTTTGCTCATCGGTCTCCAGCAGCACGGTTTTCAGAATAATACTCGTCAAACGTACCTTCAGGGTAACGCTTGGCAAGTTTAGCAATATTTGTGTTCAGAACTTCTTCCATAGAAACATCAAGTGCCATGCAAGCCTGAGCAACATACCACATCACATCACCAAGTTCAATCTTCAGGTGATCAATATTGTCCTGATCCCAAGGTTTACCTTGGAAAATAATCTTCTTGACAATCTCCATGAACTCACCACCCTCTGCACTGATGCCAACAGATGCAGTCAGAAGACGTTCAATAGGAGCACCCTGTTCATTGAGTTGATCAAGGCGTTGACCGAAGTCATCATACTTCTTAGAAGGAGAACTGGTTACTTGATTGACAAATTCAGTGTACTTAGTAAAGTCTGCCATTTCGTTTAATTAGTTCAGGACTATACTATCACGATTTTGATCAGTTGTCAATGTATCCTTCTTCTCGCAACCACTTTTCAGTCAGTGGAGTTGGTTTGTAAACCTTCCACATTTCCCCAGCAGCACAAGCATTGAGTGCATCTGCTGTCATGTTAGCAGTTTTACCAGCCCACTTTGCTTCCGCTTCAAATGGCACGGCGGACTTAGGATAAGTCTTCTCCACAATATCACGCCAGATAGGTGGCACCATTTCCTCTGGATGAATCAGAGCAATCAAACTATTTTTGATAGTCCCTGCCATACAATCCTGTGCAGCGTGCCACCCTTCGTGACGCATAACCGTCATTAGAACAGATGGACGATGCATGAATCGTCGATTCAAGAAAAAGTTGTTACCAACAGTATGATAAACACCACGGTGACCAGGGGGAAAATACTTTTCGTCAGCCAAAAATACATTTACATTAACTCGCTGAAGAGAAGCGATCATAGAATCAAACTCTCCAGAAACTAAACTATAATCAGTATTAGGATAGTCTCTTTCAAGATCTTTAATACTGCTCACTTTATCAACATTATCCCTACACTCCCGCACAATCATGCAACCCATGGCATCCATGGTGTACCATCCCTTTGTTGGTTTCGCTTCAGATGCAAAGGGGAACAGAAGAAGTACCAGAGATAATGCTAATTTTTTCATGAGAAATTAAGACTTGCAAATTTAGATTTTTTATCATTAATTGATGTGGTAATTTCTTCGTCTCCAGCATCAATTAATGATCCACCTTCGGACTGATCACAATCATAGAGACGCATCTTTGCCCTGTCAACACCAACGATAAATCTCTTATTAACAGAGAGATCATTATATCTATTCTTTAACTGCTTCACCATGATCTGACCTAGACCCTCCAACTCCTCGGTGCTAATAAGGGCAAACATAAGATCAGCAGTAGCAGGGAGGCCAAAGGATTCACTAGTGTCAGTAATGTCAACATCACTGCTGCTATAACCAGAGCGAGTGGTCTGCGTGGCAGATACGATAGGGACGTTTGCTTCAACAGCCAACCCTCGAAGTTCCTCTGCAATCGCCTTAATATAGCTATATGAATTGACATTGCCCACCTTGCTATACCTAGAGGAAGCACATATATTAAGGTAATCAATGAAAATAATGTCAGGACGAAATGATTTCTTAAGAGCGAGCTCATTAAGGAGAGCGCGGAAATGTCCAACATGTGCAGATGCCGTTGGGTACTCTTTAATTATAAGATTTCCATGAGTCTTAGAAACAATTTTATTGACCTTGCGTTCAAAGATGCTCTGAGGAATATCTACGATGTCCTGAATGTTTACATCCAAGAGGTTTGCGTCAATACGTTCAGCAATTTTCTCTTCTGCCATCTCCATTGTAATGTAAAGGACATTACGTCCGTTAAGCAGACAGGCGCTAGCCATATGACACATGAAAAGAGACTTACCAACACCTGTCCCAGCAAGAGCGACATTAAGAGTCTTGTTAGGAAGACCGCCTTTCGTAATCTTGTTAAAGTAATCAAGGTCAAACGGGATCTTGTCTTCTTTGCGGTGGTAAGTTTCATACCGTGCCTCATAGTCATTAAGGTAATCATGTCCAATATGATTGTCAAATGAAACTGCAAGGGCTTCTTGGAGGATGGTTGGGATAGCACCCCTGTCCCTCTTTGAATCCTTACCATCGGCAATGTAAATAGAGTCCATCAATGCCAAATAAATGGCACGATCTCGACACCACTTCTCAGTAGTATCAAGCAACCAATTCATCTGTTGATCTTCTTCATCACACCGAAGTCTATCAATAAGTTGAGAGATCTCAGTGTAATCAGTCTCAGTCAAATCAGTGCGGTTCTGCACTTCAATTGACAAAGCCTCATAAGAGATACGAGAATCATACTTAGTGATGAAGTCCCTACACTCCTGAAATACAACCTTTTGATTGCTGTCTTCAAAATAGTCATCCTTGATGAAGGGTAACACCTTGCGTGTGTAGTCCTCATTGGTGATGAGATTTTTAAGAATGGAATTCTCGATGCTAATCATTTATAATGTAGGTATGTCGTCAAAATGTACTTGTCAGAACTAATACAAGGCAATGCCTTGTGTGGAAAACACCAGAATGGTGGAAACATCACAAGAGTTCCCTTTGTTGGTACAATTTTTTTGTGAAGAAATTCAGTCTCTCCACCTTCCTCAACATCATTTAGATACCAGAACATTGCCAAGTATCTACGGGCCGATTCATAGTCACCAACATCAACATGAGTCTTGAACTGGTCATCACTTCCAGCCCTATATTTCTTAATTCTGAACTGTTCCCACTGATGCTTCTCTGGAAAACAGTCAGAACACATTGCTTCATAGTATTCATCGCGATATTTCATCGCTGTCTTTACAAGATGCCTATGTAGTCCCTCATCTTTCTGCAACTCAGCGGTAAAATTCCACTGAGAAAATTGAGGTTTCTGTTGGTTATTAATAAACTCTGGTGTTTGTTGATCAAACAGAGTGACAAGTTGATCACATACACCAGATTCTAAAGCATCATCGTAGGTTACAATAAACTTATGAAGATGATCCGTAAGTAAACTCTCGTCTCGCAATTTCATCAAGTTTCTCCATAATATCGTCAGTGAAATAAGTTTCAGGATCGGCTAGAATTGCCTTTGCGTATAGTTTCTTGCCGTCAATTTCATAGCGTCCTGCGACATTCTTCCAGAGACCGCCGATTTCACCGAGTTCAAGAAGACCGTAATAACGATCAAGACCACGCTCATCGTAATAAAGACGTACCGTAACATCTTTGTTCTCCTTACTCAGACGCGACTTAGCAGTCTTAGCTTTGATAAGATTGCCGACCACTTCTGTTCCATCCTTTTCTTTTTTCTTGCTGAGATAGATGATCGTAGACGCTGCGTACTTGAGTCCACTGCCTCCGCCCATTTCTTTAGTTGGTACATAAGCTCCGATGACATCATAGGTATGGTTGGTAACAAGCATTGGAATGTTTGCTTGACCCAGTTTTAGAGTCAGCATTCTAAAAGCGCCCTTAATCAGTTGGGATTTAGTCATGTCCCGAACTTGTTTGTCATTTAGAGCGTCAGTGATCTCTTTCTCAGTAGAAAGCATACCCAGAGAGTCTAACACAAACATCAGAGGTTTGCGATCTTCTGCTGGAGTTTTCAGATATTTATCGACAATCTTGAGAGCCTGAGATCTAAACTCCTCAACGGTAACTACGTTAGCAACAATGCAACGACTGGTGTCAATGTTCCTCTCTGTCAGCAAATGCTTAGTAATTGCAGACTCAGTATCAAAGTAAATAACTCCTCCCTCTGGATTTTCGTTCAGAAAATTCTGAACTACTGCAAGGGAGAAGAAGGTTTTACCAGTACTGGACTCACCTGCAATTGCAGTGATTTTGTTAGATGATACGCCACCGAAAACGCTACCACAAAGGAGAGCATTGAGGATATAACAACCACTATCAATATACTCTTGGCGATCATCGATTTCAGACGCGATCTGAGTGAAGTCACTTTTGATCTCCTTAGCCAGGTCAGCAATAAAACTCATAATAATCTTAACTCCTTCAGGTATTCTAACACATGTTCACGGATTTGTAGCAGTTGATCAAGACACTCTTGATCATGTGCATCCATCCTCAGTTCATAGTCGGGTTTTAAAACAGATTCGATGAACAAATCAAGGCCTCTATTCCATTTTTCTCGCTTTTCTGGAGGTAAAGAATCTGGCGAGAATGGTAAATTGGTCATGAGAAGAAGTCCTCCAAGGTATTTCTCTTTTCCACACTCCAACCAATGCTTTCCATAATAACTCTCATTGGTTCAATAAAAGACTTCTCAAATTGTAGGTCATAATCAATGTATTGAGTTAGACCAAGTTCTTTTGGAAAATCTTGGATGAATGAAATCACATTTTCATGGATTGGATTTGGTATCTTTAAATAACAGAACTTGATTTTTTCACCGTCTTGGATAAGAGAGTACTTATTTGTAAGTTTCTTGTCTCGCAAGTAGTGATTGAACAAGAGTGCTCCTCTGCAGTGAATGGGTGTTCCCTTCGTATAAATGTCAGAGGATGATTTATACTTAGTTATATCACTTACAGACCTTGGGAAAGATACTTCCTCAGGAGAACACTTTCTGAATTTTTTATTACACTCTACGATGTAGTCTTGTACTTGTTCTTCAGTACCATTCATCATAATCTTGAGAGCATCTTTCAACATCTTCCTGCAAGGAGCAGGAGTAGATGATTTGATTGCCTCAATACCCATGATTTTCAGTTTGGGCTCTGCATACTGCACACCTTCACTGTTCCAAACGTTGAGAATGTACCGCTTCTTGGCAGTCCAAATGCCTTTGTTAGCGATATTCTCACGCTTCATTTGCATCTTTTGGTCATAGGCGTTGACATACGTTGCAAGGGTCTGATAAGAATTTTCGATAAAAGGTTCAAATTCCATAGAACACACCTTGTCAAGGAACGCAACAATAGCTTCATTGTCCTTCTCTCGTCCTTTGTATACAAGATCAACCAAAGGACCCAAATTAAGATAGATACTGTCAGTATCTGAGGCAATAACGTAGTCAACATCTTTTGTCTTCAGAATTTTGTTAAGATGAGCATTCATTTTTGTCTCAATCCAGCGGATAGAGACTTGACCAGAGAGTGTAATCGCCTCTGCGTTTGCGAGTTTGTAATATCTAAAGTACTCGTTACCGATAGCGCCATAAGCACTATTAAGAGAGATCTTCTTAGCCATTTGAATGTTATTACATCTGGCAATCTCCTTAACAAGTTCAGGATTCTTAGTCTTTTCATATTCCTGCTTGGCGGCTAGCATTTTCTTTTTAAAGATCACACGATCCTGATACATGCTTTCCATCAACTCGGGAAGGAATCCGCGCTTGTCCTTACGATACATTGCACCGTTTGCACAAACTGCATTATCTTTATACATCTCAAAAGTCAGTTCCTGATTGAGGATCCTTTCAACAGATGCAGTGGGATGCCGTTCGTCAATGAGCGTTTCTGGTGAGATATTATATTGCATGATAAGATGAGGGTACAGGGAATTAAGGTCAAAGCTAACCACCCAATCATATACCCCAGGAATCGGTTCCTTAACGTATGCTCCCGCATATTTCTCGCTCTTTGATTGACGCAATTTTGGTGGGATTACGATATTCTTCTTTTTAAGATAATTGTAAATGATCGCGTCCCATGTACGAACCTGATAGAAAATGTCTGTATAGTTAACTTTGGCGTCATAAGCCATAGTCAAACACAGTTCGATCAGTTTCATCTTGTCTTCCAAACGGTCAACAAGTTTCACGTCTATTATATTGTATTCTACAAACTTTTGCCACCCCTTAGTGTAAAAATCCTTAAAGGTTTCAAACTCAGAGTGGTCTAGTTTTTGCTGCCCAAGTTCAACCTGAGCAATGTAGTCAAGGCGATAAGATTCCTGTGCCTTATAAGTGAACTTCTTGTAGAGATCAAGATAATCTAACTGAGATACACCACCAATATCATATGCAATCTGGCGGCGACCTTTGATATAGATTTCTTTCTCAGTCAAAAGACCCCAAGGAGACAGTCTCTTGGCAAGTTTTTCACCAAGAACTCTCTCCAAACGGCGAGCAATATACGGGATGTCGAACATCTGAATGTTCCACCCAGTAATAACGTCTGGAGCATGTTCCATCCACCAATGAATAAAATCATTGAGTAGATCTCTTTCATTGTTAAACTGAATGTATCTTACTTTCTCTTCTTTCAGTTTAAACGGTCCAACACCCCAAGTAGTAATCTCCTTGGTGGTGTAGTCTTGGATTGTGATTAGAAGAATTTCTTCCGAGGCCGACTCAACGTCTGGGAATCCATTCTCTGATGTGGTTTCAATATCAAGAGTGTATAGAAGAATTTTACTCAGATCAAATTTGATCTCATCTTCTGGATACTTCTCAGAGATATATTGGAATATAAACTTCTCATTACCATATACAGAGAATCCATCAACCCCATCATATTTGGAAATGAATTCTCTGCACTCTTTTACGTTGCCAGGTTTAATTGGTTCAACATATTCACCATCCAGAGTCTTGTAAAAAGACTTCTTCTTTGAGGGAACAAAGAGGGTTGGTTTCCATCCAGACTGATCACGGAACTCAAACCTTTCACCGTTTTCATAACCGCGAACGAGAAACTGGTTTCCGACCATCTGGATGTTGGTGTAAAACCTCATTGAACCTCGGCGCTATAGACTCCCTCCAGTTTAACACTAGGTTGGACAATAGTCAAGATAGAATCCGAAGACATCATGATGACATTTTGGTCGGTGAAAGGAGGCCATGGTGTCAAACTCATATCCCCATCAACCTTGTACGGATTGGTTAGTTTGCAATCAGGTTCACCAATCTCAGAACCAACTTCCTCAACATCAGCGATGAGGACAGTTTCATTTTTTAGCAATAGAACTTGGAGCGCCATTTAGATTTTCCTCATACATTTCAATAACTTCATCAAGAGGGTTAGCAATAGTGACAACCCAATCGAAAGGAATCAAAGATTCCGTGTCTTTAGACAGTGGCATGAACGGACTGAACACCACTCTTACGGAATCAGACTCACCAGCGTTTACATCCTCTTCGGTAAGGAATTGAATTTCACTATCCCTAGTCAAACAAAGACTTCTTGGATTACCAAACAAATAAGCAACAGGATTTCCTTCCTTGTTCCTAATTTCTTTAACGTCTGCGATTACATCTTCGCCAGACTTCAAACGAGCAACTTGTACTGTCATTAATTTATGATCTCCGTCATAATATTGTATCAATAAAAAGAGGAGGTGTCAACTGGATTTGGCCAGTTACCTCCTCGTACAGCGTAGCGCCGACGATATTCAGTTCTATTTAGAACCAATCTTTACGTTGATGATGCTCTGGGACTATTTTCCCAAGTACGATCCGTAGAAGTCCGTCTTCAAATGTGACTTCCCTGATTTCTGTGTCGTCGGATAAAGTCCAGACTCGTTTAAAACTTCTTTGAGCCAGTCCCTTGTGGACAAAGGTTTTCTCCGACTCTGTATCCTCTTTTTGTCCTTCGACAAAAAGTTTTCCATGCTCTGTGAAAACATAGACCTCCTTCTTCTTAAATCCAGCTAATGCAATTTCTAGATGTGATTCAACATTATTTACCTGAACAAGGTTATATGGGGGATAATTTGATGTAGTTTCATGAAGGGCAAACAGACGATCAAAGTATTCGTCCATGCCAATACTGTGCTTAGTGATCTTATCCATCAAGGCAGGAAGATCCGCAGCAGAATACCTCTGAATGTTCATTATTGTAGCTCCTTTAAAAGCGAGTTTGTATTGTGTGGACCCTTTCGGCATCCAATCATATTTATACTACAAAAACAAAAAAAGAGGAACGGCAATAACCGAACCTCTTTATAGGGTGTTCCGATTGTAGAGTGTGCCGCACGAAAAGCACGAAACTATTTATTCAGCAACACTAGTCTTTTTACCAATATTATACTTGGTCTCTAAGTTCCACTCGTGCTTATCTTTAAATGACAAAACTTTGATTTGATTGAGAGGAGCAATGTCTCTAATACTATCAACAGTCTTTACAGTTACAAGCCCCCAGTCAACCAGGAGTTGAGTAATTCTGTTTCTACGCTGAACATCGTTGATTGTAAGATTTGCTTTCTTACCATCAAGGGCAAAGAGTTCTTTAAAGTGAACAATGAAATATCTGCCTTGCTTGTGCAGGATGTGACAAGACTGATATAGTTTTTTCTCTTTGCGAGATGCTACTCCAATTCTGGTTAGTGTTTCTCTGACCTTCAAGAAATCATCGGGTTCATTCAAAAAAACTTCAACCATCTTATCAGGTGCCCAGAGGTATTCGGGCTCAGTCACAACGGACATTATTTTACTCCTCCAGTATCAAATTTCAATCTAATGTATTCAAGTTGGTCTTTAGTTAAGATTTTCAGTGCCTGTTCGGCCTTACTATTACTGTAGTTATAGTATTTTTTGACGAGTTCGAGGTCTTTGATCTTATCTTTTTTTAACCAGGGTGAGAATCTTTTTCTCTTTCTCACAATATTTAGATAAAACTTATACTGTAGGTACTTATCCAGGCCATGACTGATATTCATCTCATTGGCAAGCATGACAGTATCCATGTGGCCACCCATACATTTGTTGATGATGAATGGTGCATACTTCTTAATAGCCTCAGGATCCTCCTCAGTCAGATCCTGCTTGTTCAAGTTGATCGAGTTTAACCAGTCTTTCAGTTCCAATGTCGAATCACTCCGCTAATAATGAAACAATTAGTGACAAGATAAGAAAGGAATATAAGACTCCGTATGCAAGCCACTGTGTCCGCTTCTCGGTTGTCACTTCCCTGCTTCTCCCCTAGTGCTTTTGCCCAGACTCTCCATATACGTTTTCTTCTCCTCACAGGTCTTTTAGTTTGATTTGGTTTTGGGTGGTAATAAACATTCATTTGAAAACTGCCGTAACGCCAACTACTTGTGCGCCAGGGTTTCGTGCTAATGCCACTTGTCTAGCATCTTGATAATCGCGGGCGATTACTGTTTCTTTGAAAACTGTTCCCGCTTTGAATAGAGTTACTTCACACTTCATCGGATGATGTCAATGTCAGCACCTTTTGTCCAGATCTCTGGTTCAGTTCGGAGTCTTCCCTCACTGACCAACTTGTTATATCGCTTGGTTGCTTTCTTCTTCCAGATAGCGATCAAGTTATCGAGTTTGTAATCATCGTATCTAGGGCCCTTTACAGGAACTGTCTCTTTGCCCGACAGTATTTCCCTAACATTTGAATATCCGTAGTCGCAGATATAGAATCTCTTCTGCTGAGTAAGTGTCTTAGCACGATCCATCACTTCAGAGAACGTCTTTAACTTCTCAGTGTCCTCAAGACTATTCTTGATGATGGAAACCATTCGATTCTGACGCTTCAGCTTTTTACTGGATGCTGTATCAAGCGTCAGTTTCTTGTTGTTATTCCTGACTATGAAATATTTATGCATCCGATGAAATTCGGTGTCATGCATAAGTGGTGTAAAGTCAGAAACAGTGTCTCCAATGTGCCTGAGGAAGGGTTTGAGTCCATCGTACTGTGAGACCCCCTTAGCAGTCCCGTAGAGCGACGTTGTTTCAAACCAGCAGATATCCTTCTGGAATCGACTAGAGACCGCTTCACGGGCGAAATGAGAGGCACACATGAGCGCCAGAAGTTTACCACCCAGATAGTTGAATCCGAAGGGCTGAGTGGGTACGATGATGAACCCCATGCAAGCATGGCGGTTGAAGATCTCAAGGTCTGGTGCTCCACCAAGATAAATGTTCCTTGGTTTAGAGTTGATCGTGGGGGATCCAAAGCGGATAAATCCCACAAACTTACCAGTATTCTTCTCCATCACGACCCACTTCAGTTCCCTACCAGGGATGCTGTCCTCAATGACGTGAGAGGCCACAACACCCAAGAGTTCGGAGAAGTAATCATTATCCAGACCACCAGTACCAACTGGAATAATCTGAAAGTCCATGTCCTCTGGAGACATAGAGAAGTCTGAAAAGAAAGCATCCTCCAGTTTCTCATCAAAAAGAGTAGGGGTGATATTACTCACCCTATCCATCTTTACAGAACGGAAGTAATTCTCAATCTGGTCAATGTCTTGGAAGTATGCGATGAACTGGTCTGCAGCCCATACAGCATCTTCTGGAGTCAACTTCATCACTTAAACTCACACTCACACATGATCTCAGTCAGCGCAGCGAGGATATTAATTTCCTGATCTGCCGCGAAAGCCATTTGATACTGGTACTTTGCAATAATAAGAACTGCTGCAGCAAGACTAGGACCATCAACACTGGTACTAAGGCCATCCCAAACACGGCGAAGAAGAGGGCCTGGATCATTATCAAGATTAGACACAACCCACTTGCGAACAGCAGTAAAGTCTTTACTAGCGAGTTTCTTAATAAGGTCATCAACGGACGCATCCGAGAAGGACGCGAGGATGCCAGAGTCAATTTTTCCAACACTCGCGTATCGTTGACACTCATTTAGGACTCTCCTCCAGTCTGGGAAGTGTTTTTGGACAAGTTCAGCAAGTACTCTTTGATCGAATCCGACGCCCTCCGCATCCAAGATGTCCTGTAGACGCTTGAAGAAGGATCCTGCCAACTGGGCTTTCTCTTTGCCTTTGACTCCAAACTCAACAACGGCACATCGCGAGTGGAGGGGTTCAATGATGCGATTCTTGAAGTTACAGGTGAAGATGAATCTACAGTTTTTACTAAACTCCTCAATAGACGCCCGTAGGAGGAGTTGTACGTCGTTGGTTGTGTTATCTGCCTCATCAATGATGATGACTTTGTGTCGAGCAGACGACGTAAGTGAGACGGTCGAAGCGAAGTTCTTCGCATTGTTTCGGACAGTATCGAGGAATCGACCCTCATCGGATCCGTTGATGACATAATAATCTGCTCCAAGTTGATTGCAGAGTGCCTTAGCAATCGTAGTCTTACCGATGCCAGGAGGGCCACTCAAAAGTAGGTTAGGGATCTCTCCCTTAGAAAGAAATCCCTTGAAAACTTCTTTAGTTGCATCAGGAAGAATGCAATCTTCTACAGTCTTGGGTCGATACTTCTCAACCCAGAGAAATTCATCACCACTCATTTCAATCATTCCAAAGGACGGACAAATTCGTTCGATACCAAGTCATTGGCATCAAACATTTCATACATGTATGTTACACCAGCACGGGGTTCAGTG